AAATATTTAAAGCACTTCCAGATATTTCAACACCAGATTTTAATGTAGCTACTTTTGTTTGTCCTGTTAATCTTTCAAATTGCTGATCAAATCTAGCAAGATCAAATTCAGTTTGTTTCTTTATTGCTTCAGCTTCTTGTTCTTTTATAAGAGCATTTCTATTTTGAACACTTTGATTATATTTACCAAGTGCAGAAATTTGTTGTGCTGCTACAACATCAAATACAAAACTCATTAGAATATCCTCGCATATCTGTATTGGTCTGAACCATCAAACCCATAATGTTTCATTAATCCCTCGTTCTCTAATCCTAACCACTTTGCAAATCTTATACCTTTATCAAAGTCTGATCTTACAGCAGTTTGAACTCTTTTAATATTATACTTTCTTGCAACTCTAGCAAAATCTTTCTTAATGGCTTTAGCAACTGCAATAGGATGTTGCCAAACATCT